TGCAAATTCCTCAACCTTTGAAGTCACAAAAGAAAAACGTGTGACTATTGGAAATCGAGTTGATGACGCGTTTGTCAGATACTATGGTTTCACTCGCATGAAAGGTATCGTGGACCGGTTTGGACCGGACCTCGGTAACATGAAGCGAGGAACAATAGAACATGTTGAGTACCTTGTTGCAATGCAAGGTTGGGTCGGAACGTCATTCAGACTCAGCTTACCATCCGCTTTCATTTTTCTTTTATGTTTCCCAATATTATACTTTAACTCTCCAGTATTTGCCAGAACTGTCGTATCTTTAATACAGTTTTGGTTTTGGAATGTGGTGTTATTAAACGGTCATTGGATAATGGCTATATTAATATATCTACCAGTTTTAGTTATTGTTGGGCCCCACTGGTATTATGCTACTCATCACACTATGCTCATTCACGAGCAATTTGGGTTTTATAATAATTGGTGGAGATATTTTTTGTATAGGTTGATTCGATGCTATAACAACTGGAAGGAAAAAACCATTAACTTGAAAGCTTCTATTAAAGACTTTTTGGGTATGTATGGAAACCACACATCACTAATTATACCAAGAGAACGACAAACAATTATTCGACGGAGAGTTGGAGACACTGAAGAAATGTCTCGATCATCGATTAGGACGGAATTTGGAGGACCGGTAGGAATACCGATTTTCTTAACACCGGAACTTGGTCGACAACCTTCCGTTGGACACATTACCAGTGGCATTGAGGAACGCGCTGGTAGTGAGTTGAGATTGGAAAGTGGTAACTTAGACGCCGCAATAAATCTGTTAAATAAATCCATTATACGTCCTGATCAAATTAGAATCAATATTTCCAACATTGACCTCCCTAAGCTGTTGCAAGCTGGGGATGTCTCTGCTCTTAATGTTGACCCTTTCTTTTTCCAGGAAACCTCTTTAGACTTACCAGAGAGGGACGATGGACAACAGACTTATTTTACTATCCAAGTGACCAAACCACAGGAAACACCAGAGTATACTCGAAGTGTGACCACAGATTTTTTCCACGAGCAGGTTAATACTGCTTGGTGTAAGACATCTTTATGTGATTTGGACACTGTAGCTAATAGTTTTAAGCAACGGTGTAGTCCTACTAAGACACTTCCCGTGATCGATAATTTGTTAATGACCGAATATCTCAACCATCCTTTTCATCGCCTAGTTGCTAATCAAAAACTGGGTGATCCTATAATGCTAACTCCTGAGAAATTGGAGAGCTTCGCTGAACATATGAGTGCTCATGCCTTCGCGGGCTTTTGCAAAGATATGTCTAGCAACCAAGCTGACTATACTACTGAAGAGTTAGTGCATAGGACGAGGGGTGGCAAAGAGATATTTTTACCAGTCATGCCTAAGTCGGATGAGAGTCATGGAACTATCAATAATAGACAGCCTAAGCTAAGGTGTGTTGCAAATTGCAACAAACAAATGTTTGGACTGGAGTTGATGGGCCATATTCTCAATTTTAACGAAGCTGTAGCCAACGTGTTCAAGAATGATACCTGCGTGGTGGAGTATCATTCTAGAATGTCCGGGCTAGAGAATTTGGTTAATGATCTTGCAGTGAAATTCAAGTGGGCTCCATACATAGAACCTCAAGATGCCATCGAGGAATTTTCCTTCTCTGTGAGTGGGAGTGATGGGGGGTTTTGTTTTGCAAATGGGGACGATATGAAAATGTCGATGAGACTTAACGGTTTTTATTTTGTAGTTGGGTGTGATTATACCAGCTACGATATTACCATCTGTGAGTCCATCATTACGAAAGAGAGTGAGTATATGGGTGAGAGTGCTGAGAGGTACCGAGCTATACACTCACTTGATTGGAAATATAAAGATCCTAAATCTAACGGTAGAATTGTGCTGCGACACTTGCGACACAAGATGAACCGGCCTAGTGGAACTCCAAATACTTCTTCTGCCAACACGCTATGCACGTTGATTACGTGGGAAATGATCGCTTCACGATTGTGCCTGCTTAGTTCAACTTGTATGGCAGCTGCTGATGGTGAGCAAGATAGATATTTGGAACTCTTTACAAATTCTGCTATCAGTGACCTGGTAGTAAGCGTTTGTACAGGGCTAGGTTTTAGACCCAAGGTACAAGTTTGGAACAAGCTACACCAAGCTGATTTCTTGAAATCGGTGAATTGTGGTGGAACCATTTTTGAATTGCCTTCTAGGATCTTTAAAAGTCTGTCTTGTGTGCGACACAACATTTCAGACATGTTTTCAAAATTCTACATGGAGCATGAGTTGGATGTCTCTCGTGGTCGTATAGGTACAGGATTATTTCTGCACATGTATGCCATGGGTAAAGCTCAATGTTCTCAAAGTATAGTCGATGAAATCTTTATTAAAAAGTATTTGTTGGCTAATACTGGAGTAGAACTCGTGGAACACGTAATGGATGCCTCCTGGAAATACAGGACTTATAAGTATGGTGAGGAAGAAACTGTTCCTCAAATGTCTCGTTCCGATTACAGTCTAATTTTGTTCACCGAAATGATCGAACTTAGATATGGGGTTGCTTCGGAAGATTTTGATAAACTTTTGGATGTTATGATGAATTTAAACATTCAACAATGGGGAGAGTGCGAAGAGTCACGTCAAGTGATTGAGCGCATGATCTCCTTCGATTACTG